ATAAAACACGCAGGGGTTTGACAGCGCACCGGACAGGAATTTCGCAATGGTCGAGCGCGGTATACCGGTCTGCTCTACAATCTCGCGGTGCGTCCGGTGCTGCGCGTTCACGGCTTTCTTGATGTTCTTGTAAAGGTTGTCGCATTGTGGCTGGATTTGCTGAATAATAGTCCTGTTTTCCATAAAATCCCCCGTTATCCTAACCATACATTGATTTAATCGTCTGCGGCATAGATCATTCCGGTTTGAATGTTTACTTCTTATGAAAATACACGCTATTATGTAGCCATAGCAGGTGAGGGGCTGCAACCGATCTGCTCTGCCCGGTCACTCGGTGGCACGGTGGCCGGGCAACCTTTTACAAAAATGGTATTTGTTTCTGGTTTCAAATTTTATTGCAATTTCGTAAAATTAACCCGAAGAACATTAGTTCCCCTCTAATGAAAGGATGTCTAAAATGGATAAGTCAACATACATACACGAAATTGTCAAACTATTAGAAAGATGCAATGATGTCGAACTATTAGACCTTATTTATCAAATCATGCTCAAAGCATCCACAGGCATTTAATCCAGAAAAGCATTTAAGCTTTTCCGCTTTTCAGAATCCATCTTACTAATTTTATCTACAATAGATAGGAATTCTTCATCACTGCGCAACTTTACAACGATGTCAGAAATGGCATCGTTGTTTTTTTGCTCTTTCGGTCGTTCCATCGGTATATCATACCCGGCAAGCCACATTTCAGCTACGTCAAGCACTCTTCCCATTTTGTATAACGCTTCTTGTTTTGGCTCATATCGCCCTGATAGATAACAGCTTATAGACGGCTTGTTAATTCCAGATCGCTCCGACAATTCAGCAGCTTTCATTTCTCTTATATCAAGGGCTTCTTTCAGCCGCTCTGACGGACTGGAAATTCTTTCGTATTGACTTTTCACATCATCACCCCTTTCTCGAAATGATAATAACACTGAAATTAAGAAAAGGCAACTAAAATTCATAAGCGGAGAAAAATAATTAAGTTTTCTTAAAATTTTGGCTTGACTTTTGAAATTATAGCAGTATAATAATCACAGAAGTTAAGAAAACTTAACCAGCAGCCAACAGGCAGAAGGGAAATTGAAATGAAAAACGCAAAAGTGCTCAATCTGAAGAACATGAAAGAAACCATCGTGAACTATTCTTGGGATCAGAAAGAGTTTGATAAAATCTGGGACGCTTTCTACCAGATGACTTGCATCGGCTTCATCAGTCAGGACACTTGGAAAAAGTTCTTTGACCAGTGCGCTGGCTGGTATGTTGACGAGGAAAACGCTTGCGTCCGTGATGAACGCCACTGCCCCGAAGGGGTTGATTCCATCGTCTGGGAGTACACGCCGGATGCAGAATACAGAGCATAAGAACAAAGCCGAAGGGCGGCGGCTAAACCGCCCATTATATGAAGGGAGAACTAAAATGAATACACAAGAAAGAATCAAGATGGTAAAGGCAATGGAGTATATCACCCGACAGATCAATGATGAAGATGTGCTTGAGGGATGGCTCGTAAGCGGCGTAGCAGACGGTGATATAGACTATGGCGATTTGACCGCAGAAGATGACGGCAGTATGGAATACTACACCGAGGACGCACACTTTGCTGACCTGATGGACACGTTCCTTTGGTGCATGAAAAAGGCTTACAAGTCCGGTGGCTTGTACTGTGACAATGTTGTGAGTAAAGCGGAAGCAGACTGAAAGGAGAAAAACGATGCCAAACATAATAGAATCGACAATTGAAATATTTAAGCCGAAATTGGAAAGGGATATGTTGGAACCTTGCCCCTTCTGCGGTGGAACTGAAATCGTATATGAACGCTATCTGCACAGAGCCGGAGCACGGTATCGGGTATGGTGTACGAAGTGCAAGGCCGGAATTGACCCCGGATATGCACAGGACACCGGAACGGTACAAAACATGTGGAATCGCAGAGTATAAGCCGAAACGGTCTGATGACCGTCTGCCGGGGATGACCGCCCGGCACTGATGATGGCAGGTCAGAAAGGAAGGTGTTTTGCATGAGCTACAACAAGCTTCGCGGAAAAATCCGTGAGGTGTTCGGGACGCAGGAAGCCTTTGCTGAAGCAATCGGGATGAACACAGTTTCCCTTAGTCAACGCTTGAATGGGAAACTGGAATGGAAGATTTCAGAGATTGCGAAGGCGTGTGAAGTCCTTGGAATCCCCCTTTCGGAAAACGCAGAATATTTTTTTACCCGAAAAGTTAAGATTTCTTAACAGAAAGGAGCAACTACCATGCCAAGAAAGATCACGCCGGACGAACTGATTGACAGCGAGATTGCCCGGCTGCGCAACACGGACGCTGTAAAGCTTGCGCAGAAGGAACAGCGGCTTCTGAACAGGAAGCGGATTTACTTGTCCCAGCTCAAATGGCTGGAGAAGCGCGGCAAGCAGCTTATGGCTGACGGCTGGACGCTGGACACGCTGGAACTGCTGTTCAAGGACATCCCGGAAGAATAACCGGAATCCGGACAACCAGCCGACGAATAGGCTGAAACATAACGGAAAGGGAGTGTTTTTGTGAATGGTCAGCAGGATGTATATGGCGAGCCGACAATTTTGAAATATCCGGGAATGACGGTCAGGGTATATCGCCCGATCCTGACTGACGAAGAGAGAGCAAGGCGCGAAAAGCGCCGGGAGCAAGCAGCGGTGGCGCTGCTCATGGCCAAATGCGAAGCAGAAAGGAAGCGAGCGAACAAATGATTTTTACGGACGATCCCCTCTCGGATTTCGACCGCTACGACCGGCAGCAGGAAGAATGGCTGAATAGCCGTCCCGTTTGCGATTGCTGCGGCGAGCCGATACAGGACGATTTCTGCTATGAGATCAACGGCGATCTGATATGCGAAGACTGCCTTGACATGCATTTCCGGAAGGCGGTGGAAGATATTGTCGAATGATAAAAAGCAAATGAGCATCACAAAAGTTAAAACGGCCAGCCGCGAAGAATGGCTGAAGCTGCGCAGCCAGTACATTGGCGGCAGCGACGCGGCGGCGGTTGTCGGGCTGAACGCCTTTTCTTCGCCCTATTCCCTGTGGGCTGAAAAAACCGGACAAGTCCCCGGCTTCTCCGGCAACCTTGCAACGGAAGTCGGTACATACCTTGAAGAATTTGTCGCGCAGAAGTTCGCCGCAGAAACCGGCAAGAAGGTTCGCAAGTGCAACCAGAGCTTCTTCAACAGCGATTATCCGTTTGCCATTGCCAACATCGACCGAGAAATCGTCGGCGAGGACGCCGGGCTGGAAATCAAAACCACGTCCGAGCTGAACATGAAGAAGTTCAAGGGCGGCGAGTACCCGGCAAATTACTACTGCCAGTGCGTTCACTACATGGCAATGACAGGGAAACAGCGCTGGTATCTGGCGGTTCTGATTGGCAACCGTGATTTCCGATGGTTCACCATCGAACGCGACGAAGCCGAGATTGCCGCCCTGATGGACGCAGAAGCCGACTTTTGGGAGCTGGTGAAAAATCACACGCCGCCCGTTGCGGACGGCTCACGGGCTACCACAGACGCAATAAAGACGATCTTTGCGGAAAGCAGCGAAGACACCGTTGATCTGACTTTGAAGCTCCCGGCGCTTTTGCAGTACATAGACCTTGGCAAGCAGATTGCCGAGCTGGAAACCATGCGGGACGAAGCCGCAAACAGGATCAAGTCCTTCATGGGCGACGCTGGCGGCGGCGAGTGTGACGGCTACCGCGTTTCGTGGAAATCCAGCACACGGCGCACGTTCGACAGCAAGAAATTTGCAAAGGAAAATCCCGGTCTTGATCTGACCGGATATTACAAAGAAACATCTGCCCGGACATTCCGGGTGACAGAAATGAAGGGAGCATAAAAGAATGGCAAACATTATTCAGCGTCAAGCGGTTGATATGAAAGCGCCGGAAAAAAAGACGATGCAGCAGTACATCAAGAGCATGGAAGGCGAGATTGCAAAGGCTCTGCCGTCCGTCATCACGCCGGAGCGCTTCACGCGCATTGTCCTTTCGGCAATATCCGTCAATCCGAAGCTCGGAAGCTGCACACCGGCAAGCTTTCTCGGCGCGATGATGACCAGCGCCCAGCTCGGCCTTGAAGTCAATACGCCGCTCGGACAGGCTTATGTCCTGCCCTACAACAACAAGGGGACGCTGGAAGCACAGTTCCAGATTGGCTACAAGGGGCTGATCGACCTTGCCTACCGCAGCGGCGAAGTGGAAGTCATTCAGGCGCACGTTGTCTATGCCAACGATGAATTTGAATGCGAATACGGCCTTGAGCCGAAGCTGACGCACAAACCGGCTGACAGCAACCGGGGAGAGCCTGTCAAGGTCTATGCCGTTTTCAAGACCAAAAGCGGCGGCTATGGCTTTGAAGTTATGAGTATGGAAGATGTGCGGCAGCTCGCCGCGAAGTACAGCAAGTCTTACGGCAGCAGCTTTTCCCCGTGGAAAACGAATTTTGAAGAGATGGCGAAAAAGACGGTTTTGAAGCGTGTACTGAAATACGCGCCGCTGAAGTCCGATTTTGTCCGGGCGGTGGTGCAGGATGAAGTCATCAAGAAAGACCTTTCGGCAGATATGTATTCCGTTCCGAATGAAACGGTCTTTGACGCCGAGTTCGCCGAAGTGGACGAAGAAACCGGCGAGATCGTAAGCAAGGGGGAATGACTTATTAACAAAGTGATTCTGATGGGCCGTCTGACGGTTGATCCTGAAATCCGCGTCACAAATTCCGGCAAAAAAGTTGCTTCCTATCGTCTGGCGGTTGACCGCAACGTGAAAACCGAAGGACAGCCTGAATCGGATTTCATCAACTGCACTGCATGGGGTAAGACCGGCGAGTTTGCAGAAAAGTACCTGCACAAAGGCATGAAAATTGCCATCGAAGGGCGCATTCAGACCGGAAACTATGAGAAGGACGGACAGAAGCACTACACCACGGAGATCATCGTTGACCGGCACGAATTTTGCGAAAGCAAGCGGTCTGCCGATTCCGGCAGCTATCCCGCGCCGGATCAGGGCTTCGCGGAAATTGAAGAAGATGGAGGTATGAAATGAGTTGTAGAGGATTTGAAGCCGTTTGCAGCACCAACGATGCACGGGAATATTTCAAAAGTAAGGGCTTGACCTATGACAGCATATCGGAAGGTGACATTCTTATTCTTTCGATGATGCTTGAAAAGGAACTGAAAAAGTCCAATAAAGCCGGGGAAACATCGGTCAGCACCATCACGTTGAGCAAAAAGGTTGACATGAAGAAAAAGACAAACGGTCACATTATGTGCTGCTTCCTGTATGTAAATTCCCATTACTTTGAGCGGCGTGAAGCAATCAGCTTCAACCGTGACGGCTTCATTGGTTTTGCAGGTTGGGCAGATCAGGGAAATACAAATCCGCTTCTTAGAGCTTTTTTGAAGTGGTGCGATTATCTCGCGGAAGGAGAGGAAGCCAATGGCGGTAAACAGCAAACAGAAGGGCGCACGATTTGAACGGCAGCTTGCTTCCCTGTTCCGGGAATACGGCTACAACGCCCGGAGAACCGCCCAATACTGCGGCAACACCGGGGACGCTTCGGACGTTGTCGGGCTTCCCGGAATACATATCGAAGCAAAGCATCAGGAAACAATGCGGCTTTACGATTGGATGTCGCAGGCCAAGCGGGACGCAGCCGGGACGGGCACAATTCCGGCTGTGTTCCACAAGAAAAACAATGCTTCCATCCTTGTGACGATGGAATTTGAAGATTGGATGCGGCTTTTCACCGAATGGGAAGCCGGTCAGGAAAGAAAGGAATAATCCGATATGAGAAGCAAAAGCAAGGCGTATCTGCTCACGACGCTGTTTATGGCAATGATGCTGTCGATTCTCTACTTTATCACGCTGGCAAATCCGGGCGCGTGGAAGTGGTACGGAATCATCTTCGGCATTCTCGGCGTGATTTATTTCACGCTCTGCCTGTATTCGTGGATCGCACACTGAAAGGAGAAAGGAAAATGAAAGTTGTCATCGATCCCGGCTGCTATATGCCGGAAAGAGCGCACGAAGACGATGCGGGGCTTGACCTTCGGACGCCGCATGACGTGGTTGTTCCTTCCTTCGGCTCTGCCGTGATTGACACCGGCGTACATATGCAGATTCCGGTCGGCATGGTCGGGATGCTGAAAAGCAAGTCCGGTCTGAACGTCAAGTCCGGCATCACGTCCGAAGGCGTCATTGACGCCGGATACACCGGCAGCATCGTTGCCAAGCTTTACAACCACAGCGGCAAAACGTGTCTTTTGAAGGCAGGATCGAAGATCACGCAGATCGTCATTCTGCCGGTCATCAAGCTTCCGCTTGAAGTCGTGGACAAGCTGGACGATTCCGAGCGCGGCAGCAACGGCTTTGGCAGTACGGGGGTGTAAGTATGCTGACGATTGAAAACGTTGAAACCTACGGCTGGGCAGCCGCCATTCGTGGCATGAGGAATCCTAAGAACAGCTGGGACAGAATGGACAGTCATCCATGTCTGGAAGCGGATTGGAGCGGCGATTGCGCTATGGTGATGAACGATGACGAACCGGCCAAAGACTGCGATCCGGACAAATATCATTTCTGCGTCGGCGAAAATGATTTCAAGCTTATGCAAACGCTCGCCGCTGCCGGTCAGGATCACGGAAAGTTCCTGCGGATGATAACCGTCACGCTGGACATTACTGCGCCGCTCTATTGGTGGAAAGAGTTTGACACCTACAAGGTCGGGACGGTGGCGAATTCCTGTTCCACCATGCACAAAATCCACGCAAAGGAATTCACGCTGGACGATTTCAGCCATGAACACCTTATGGCAAATTGCGATAACCACGAAGCGAAGATTTACGCCGAAAGTGCAATGGACGTTTTAGCGAGAACGGTTGCCACGTTGAATGTTTATCGCAATATGTTTTTGCAAACGTCGGACAAGCGTTATTGGTGGCAGCTCATCCAGCTTCTTCCGAGCAGCTACAACCAGCGGCGCACGGTGCAGCTCAATTATGCGGTGCTGAAGAACATCTATAACGCACGGCGCAACCACAAGCTTGACGAATGGAATCTGTTCTGCGGATGGATAGAAAGGCTTCCATATTCCGAACTTATCACGGGGCGGCATTGACCGCCCCACACACAAAAGATGAAAGGGGCTGACAACATGACACAATGCGAACGCATACAGCGACACCTTGAAGATTACGGCTCTATCACAAGCCTTGAAGCTATGCAGGAATACGGGATCATGCGTCTGGCTTCCCGGATTTCTGATCTGAAGCAGATGGGTGTCCCCATTGAAAAAGAAATGGTCAGCGGAAAAAACCGCTATGGCGAGCTGACAAGCTTTGCCCGATATTCCCTGAAGGCGGCGGAATCGTATGGCTGATGTAAAGTGGATCAAGATCACAACCGATATGTTCGACAACCGCAAAATCAAGCATCTGCGGCGTCTGCCGGACGGCAACAACATTGTCCTGATTTGGGTGATGCTGCTGACAATGGCCGGGCGCTGCAATTCGGGCGGCATGATCTTCCTGACAGAAAACATCCCGTACACGCCGAAAATGCTTGCGGATGAGCTTGATTTTGAAGAAAACACCGTCCGGCTTGCATTGGAAGCCCTTGAACGGCTCGGCATGGTCGTTATGTCCAACGGCTGCTTCACAATCGCCGGATGGTCGGAGCATCAGAACATTGACGGCATGGACAAAATCAGGGAAAGCAAGCGTCTTGCGCAAGCCCGATGGAGAGCCAAACAGAAGGCGCTTCCACCTGCTGTAGATTCTACCGTAGATTCTACTGTAGACGGCGAAAGAATCTCTGTAGACGATGCAGAAGAAGATATAGAAGAAGAAAGAGAAGAAGAAAAAGAAAGAGATAAGATTGATTATAAGGGCATCGTTGCCGCCTTCAATTCCATCTGTGTTTCTTTTCCTTCGGTCAAAGCTCTTTCTGACGCCCGGAAAAAGGCGATCAAAGCCCGGCTGAACACCTATTCCATTGACGATTTCAAGACGCTTTTTGAAAAGGCGGAAGCTTCGTCATTCTTAAAGGGCAAGAACAGCAGCAACTGGTCGGCTACGTTTGACTGGCTGATTAAGGATTCCAATATGGCAAAGGTTCTTGATGGTAACTATGACAACAAGACCGGAAAGGATTCCGCAAGAAAAGAGCCTGTGCCTAAATGGATGGGTGATGACTTAGACAGGGTTGAACGGATGCTTGGAATTGAGCCGAAAACCATTGGCAATGATCCTGAATTATCTGCAAGGGCAGAAAGCTTAAAAGAAAGGTTAGGGCAATGAAGATGGCAATATCAAGTTTATCTGGATATGTCGCAAGTTTCGGCGGTTTTGCATGAGGTTTAAAAAATGGCTGAATACATAGAACGCGAAGCGGCGGTTATGCGATTGATGCAGGACGGGTGCAGCGCAAAAAACGTACAGTCCATAATGGAGCTTCCCGCCGTATCCGTCCCGCAATGGATCAGCGTCAAGGATAGGTTGCCGGATGTGAACCGCACCGGAAGCGGATATGAAGAAATTACCGTCATTGCAACGGACGGGGAAAGCGTCCGCCCGATGATCTACGAACGTGCTTGCATCCGTGGCAAAACGAAATATCGCTGGAAATGGATATGGGACAGAATCTATGAAGGCAAGCCCATTGTCGCATGGATGCCGCTTCCCGAACCGCCGAAAGGAGAAAATGATGGCTGAATACATAAAGCGCGAGACTGTGATTAACCATCTGGACGCTTGCATGGATACGATTTGGAAGCCGGAAATTGTCGCATTGAAGTGCTTTGTTGAAGGGATTCCTGCCTCCGACGTTGCGCCGGTGGTGCATGGAAAATGGATGCCATTTCACGCAGAGTTTGCAGGAGATATTCAGTACTGCTCTGTTTGCGAAATCGGTTTTGCTGACCGAACGTCCTTCTGCCCTCATTGCGGTGCGGTTATGGACGGTGCGGAATGACGATCCAAGAATGCAAACGCCGCGAGCGTATTTACAAGAAGCTGGTGGAAAAGTTCCTGCCGACATTCACATTCGACAGCAACGACATGACACCAGAAGAGCTGGAATGCATTAAGGTTGCCCTGCTCCGCTCGGTTGCAATCGAAATGCTTAACATTGCGGATTTGAAAAAACGAAAGGACAGCGAACCGATGTTTGAAGAAAAAATCATCTGGCACGAGATCACGACGCGCCCGTTGACCAACGACGAAAAAGCCGAGTACGCCGAGAGCGGGTACGCTAACTACGAAATTCCGGAATATATGTTCTCCTGCGAAATGCCGGATGACGGGCAGGAAATCCTTGTCGCCACAAGCTGGGGCGTCTCGCAGGACTTGTGCATGATCGATTGCGATGAGTGCAACAGCCTGTTCGAGCTTGAAACTCGCGGTGATTGGGACGGCGTGGAAGCATGGGCGGCCATGCCGAAGTATAAGGGCGGTGAATCCGATGGGTGAACACAAAACAAACCCGGTCGCCATTGCCGCAAAGCGCGGCGAACTTCCGCCGAAGCCAAAGCCCCTGTCCAAGCGCGAAACAGAGCGGCTGCTTATGCAGGAGATCGAGCGGAAATGCATCCTGCCGTACCTGCGGAAAGTAGCATATCATGCGAAATATGGGTGGTGAAACCGATGAGCAGCAAGTCTAAAAAGCGCCGCCCAGAGCGCGTGAGCATGACAAAAGCTGTCACAGCCGCCGAAATCATGTTCGTGTGGGCTTGGATGGACGTTTTTCATCCTTCCCCGGACGATGTGCAGAAGCTGAAGGCGAGCCTGAACAACGTGGCTGAAAGCGTCAATCTTGGCAACCTGAACATCTGGGAAATCCGGGAAGCGATCAAAGATGAACACGGATGGGAGATCGTTTGAATGTTTCATGTTAACGGAACAAGAAAATGCGAAATCTGCGGCAAGGTTTTTAATCTTATCAGCTACAACCAGCAATATTGCGGCGAAAAGTGCAAAAGAGAAGCAAAAAGTCTTTATTGCCGCGATAAACGCCGACTGAACGCGCAGACAAAAACCAAAAACGACACGCTTTCCGAAGTCGCACGGAAGGCAAACGCTATGGGGCTTACATACGGGCAATATATGGCATTGCAGAAAGGACGGTGATTGAATGACAGACGTGAAGAAATACCTTTCGCAGATTAGGCGTTATGATTCCCGGATCAATGCGAAGCTGGAAGAGCGCGACCGGCTGAAGGCGATGATGACGAAAATCACGCCCACGCTGCGGGACGTTCCCTCTTCCGGCAGCGGTGGACAAGACAAGATTTCGGACGCCGTGGCAAAGCTCATTGACCTTGAAGCAGAGATCAACCGCGAGATTGATTCCCTTGTGGATGCAAGACGCACGGTCAGTCAAACAATCGACAAGGTTGAAGATGATAAGGAATTTAACATTCTTCACCAGCGTTATGTCCAAGGGAAAACGCTTGAACAGATTGCCTTTGACATGGGCTATACATACCGCTGGATTTGCAGTATGCACGGAAGAGCGCTTCAAACCGTGGAAAAAATCCTGAAATCCGAAAAGAGTTCCTAAAAATTCATAGTAATTCATAGTTGAAATGTGATATTGTTATTGTAGAAAAATTATACAGATGGCGATCAGCCAGCCGGGTTTTGCTCCTTTCCCCGGCTGGCTTTTATTATGCCTTGAAAGGGTTGGTTACATGGGTAAATTGCAAGAGCGTTTCCTATGCCCCACCTGTTTCCGTATTTGATACCAAACAGGGCTATTGGCAGAAACGGAAAAACGAATGGAAAAGCATAGGGCTTGACAGCGCAGCCGGGAGAAAAGAGGCGCTGATTAGCAAAGGGTTTGCACAACTCGCACGAATGAGAAGCGAAAATCTGACAGGGACATCAATCTTTGATCCGGTACTTTGTGAAGTTCTTTATAACTGGTACAGTCCCAAAGGCGGCATAGTGTTTGATCCCTTCGCCGGTGGCTCGGTTCGCGGCGTTGTGGCTGAAATGCTCGGACGGCATTACATCGGCATTGACCTTTCCGAAAAGCAGGTTGACGCAAACCAGATGAACGCTGACACCTTGGGCGTGTGTCCGGTCTGGTGGTGTGATGACAGCCGGAACGCAGATAAATACATAGCAGACGAAACAGCGGATTTTGTTTTCACCTGTCCGCCCTATCACAATCTTGAAAAATACAGCGATCATCCGCTGGATTTGTCCAACATGAGCTATTCCGACTTTTCGGAAGCATACAAGGAAATCATTGATATATCCTGCCGCAAGCTGAAAGAAAACAGTTTTGCGGCTTTTGTTGTTGGTGAAATTCGAGATTCCAAAGGCGCTTACCGGGATTTTGTGGGGCTTACAAAAGCTTTATTCAGGGAAAACGGGCTGCATCTGTATGCCGATTCCATTCTTTTGGAGCAGTATGCAACAGCGGTTATGCGAGCCGGTAGACAGTTTGAAGCGAGAAGAAAGCCGGTGAAGGTGCATCAGAATGTTCTTGTGTTTTACAAGGGCGATCCAAAAAAGATTGAAGGAATCCGGCAGCAGGATATTGAAAAGGCTGATTTATCAAAGTTTTAACGAAGGGCGGTGATGATTGTGGCAGAAAAGAAATTGACGGCAAAGCAGAAAAGATTCTGTGATGAATATCTGATTGATATGAACATAACGCAGGCTGCAATCAGAGCCGGTTACTCCAAGAAAACAGCGTATGCAATAGGTCAGGAAAACCTGAAAAAACCTACGCTGAAAGAATACATAGAAAAACGGATGGCTGAAAAGGAAGCCGAGCTTGTAGCGGATCAGGCGGAAGTTATGAAATACCTTACTTCTGTTTTGCGCGGACAGTCGCAGTCTGAAATCGTTGTTGTGGAAGGCACTGGCGAAGGATGTTCCGAAGCGCGAACCATGCAGAAAGCCCCGGACGAAAAGGAACGTCTGAAAGCCGCTGAACTGCTCGGACGTGCGCACATGATGTTCACGGACAAGGTTGAACAGACCGTTGACATGGATTTGAACATCACGGTGGATTACGGTGATGACGAATGAGCAACCGCAGCAAAGGGAACAGAAAGGCACAGAGGGAAAGACGATATGAGTGCCGAAAGCTGCGCCCGGAAAGGCAGAAAGAAAAGTACATTCTGATTGACGGCAATTATTCTTTCTATCCTGCCGCATACTGCCGGTATTATCAGGCGTGGCTTACGGTCGGCTTGCTCGAAACGCACAGGTGCGCTGAAAGGCAATGCGGACGGCTTGATAAAGGGGTTATAACGAATGAAGATTAACATTCTCGGAACGGAATACACGCTGACTGTGTGCAGCGAAAACGAAGATTTGCGCCTGAATGGGTTTGACGGGCTTACCGATGAAACCATCAAAGAGCTGCTTGTTGAATCATACGAAAAAAACAGGGGCGATCCGAACTGCAAGAAAAACTTGCAGGTGCAGATTAACAAGGTCAAGCGGCATGAGATCATCCACGCTTTTCTTTTTGAAAGCGGTCTGGCTGAAAATTCCATATGGGCGCAGAACGAAGAAATGATTGATTTCTTTGCTATTCAGTTTCCAAAGCTGCTTGAAGCGTTCAAGGCGGCTGATGCGCTGTGAATATCAAAGTACAAGCAAATCCCTGCTTCAAAGAGGTTGACCGCAGCGACAAGCGTTATATCGTTATGAAAGGCTCGGCTGGATCGGGAAAATCCGTTGACACGGCGCAGAATTACATCCTGCGGCTGATGCAGGACAAAGGGCGCAACCTTGTTTGCATCCGCAAGTCCGACATAACGAACCGTGACAGCACCTTTGCAGAGCTTACAGGCGCTATATACCGGATGTTTGGAGATCAAGCGGAACGGTATTGGCAGATCAATATGTCTCCGCTGAAGCTGACCTGTAAAGCCAACGGCAATCAGATCATATTCAGGGGGATGAACGATGACAAACAGCGTGAAAAGCTGAAGTCAATCACCTTCCAGCGCGGCAAGCTGACGGACGTTTGGTGCGAGGAAGCAACAGAGCTGACACAGGCGGATGTTGAGATCATAGATGACCGTCTGCGCGGCGAGCTGCCGCCCGGACAGTTTTATCAAATCAGGATGACCTTCAATCCGGTGAATAAGAATCACTGGATAAAGAAGGTCTTTTTTGATATTCCCGATCCGAACGTACTGACACACCACAGCACATATCAGATGAACCGCTTCATTGATGAAGCATACCGCGCCAGAATGGAGCGCCGCCGTCTTGTCGATCCCGAAGGCTACAGAATCTATGGTCTTGGCGAATGGGGCGAGATCGGCGGTCTGATTCTTCACAATTGGGAGATCAAAGAAGTCAGCCTGAATCTGAATGATTATGACGACATCGCCATTGGTCAGGACTTCGGCTTCAACCACGCAAACGCCCTTCTGCTGCTGGGCATCAAGGACGACGATGTTTCCATACTGTCCGAAATCTATGTCTTTGAGAAGGACACAGCAGAGATCATCCAGCTTGCAGCCAGCATTCCACGGAATAAACAGATGTGGTGCGACAGCGCCGAGCCTGACCGCGTTAAGATGTGGCAGAAAGCCGGTTTCCGCGCAAAGGGCGTGGACAAGGGCGGCAGCGCCGGAAGCGTCAAGGCACAGATAGACTGGCTGAAGCAGCGTAAAATTTATGTCCATCCGCATTGCGTGAATACCATCAAGGAATTGCAGCAATGGAAGTGGAAAAAAGACGATAAGTCCGGCGAATACCTTGACGAACCTGTCCCGTTTCAGGATGACGCAATGGCAGCGCTGCGTTACGGCGTGGAAGGCTGGCGCAAGGTCAAACGCTGGCTATATTAAATTTTTAACATTGTGAAAGTGAGTGCCACAACATGGATGAATACGGAAGAAGGCTGACCGCCGTGGAAGAACGGTGCAAATCGAACACGCATAGAATTGATGAGCTGTCTAAAAAGCAGGAATATATGACCGAAACGATCAAAACTGTTGCGGTCATGGCGTCCGAGCAAACGCACATCAAGGCGGATGTCGCCGAGATCAAAACCGATGTAAAAAAGCTCATGGGCAGGGACGGCAAGCGCTGGGAAATGGTTGTTGAGAAGGTCATACTTCTGTCCGTTGCCGCCATTGTTGGCTATGTCCTTTTGAAATTAGGGCTTTCGTAAAAAAGGAAGGTGAAAAGCCATGCTTTCCATTGAGGAAATCAAAAGTTTTATAGAGCGGGATGCGTCCAGCACGAAGAAGCAGCTTGCGCGAACGGGCTTGCGCTACTACGAGGGAAACCACGACATAAAGGATTATAGAATCATCTTCATTGACGCAGACGGCAATCCACAGGAAGATAAGACGAAATCCAACATCAAGATTAGTCATCCGTTCTTCCGGCTGCTGGTGGATCAGCAAGCACAGTATATGCTTTCTGGTCACGGCGGCTTCGTGAAATCCGACATTCCGGAGCTTCAGACGGAGCTTGACGCCTACTTCAACGAGAATGAAAACTTCGTTGCAGAGCTGTCAGAGCTGCTTGTTGGCGCGGTTTCCACAGGCTGCGCGTATATGTATGCCTATAAGGACGAAAGCGACAGGACGGCGTTTCAGGCGGCGGACAGCATCGGCGTTGTGGAAGTCCGGGAGAGAGAAACCGAAGATAAATGCGCCTATGTCATCTATTGGTACATCGACCGCATAGGCAAGGACAACAAGAAGATCAAGCGCATTCAGGTTTGGGACAAAGCCCAGACCTATTTTTATGTCCAAGAGGGCGAAGGCGCGATTGTGAAAGACGATTCCGTTGATCTCAATCCGCGTCCGCACATCATCTTCAAAAAGGACGGCGACGAAAACACCTACTTTGAAGATTACGGAATGATCCCTTTCTTCCGGCTGGATAACGGCAAGAAGCAGATTTCCGGTCTGAATCCCATCAAAGACCTGATTGACGATTACGATCTGATGAACGCAGGTCTTTCCAACAACATTCAGGACACGAACGAAGCCCTGTATGTCGTTCGCGGTTTTCAGGGCGACAACCTTGACGAATTGATGTTGAACATCAAAGCCAAGAAGCATATCAGTCTTGACGGCGCTGACGGCGGCGTGGACATCAAGACCGTTGACATCCCCGTGGAAGCCCGGAAAACGAAGATGGAAGTGGACGAAAAGAACATCTTCCGCTTTGGGCAGGGCGTGAACACGGAAGCGCTGAAGGACACCAGCGCCACAACGTCCATTGCGATCAAGTCCGCGTATGCAAACCTTGATCTGAAGTGCGACGGCTTGCAGCCGTTTCTTCTTCAGTTCATGCGAAAGCTGCTGAAGCTGGTGCTGAAAGAGATCAACGACACACAGGGGACGGACTACGAACAGAAGGACGTCTATTTCGACTTCGAGCGCGAGATCATCACCAATGCGCAGGAGAACGCCGCGATTGACCTTTCCAAAGCGCAGGAGCAGCAGACGAAGATTACGACGATTCAGAACGCCGCCCCCATGCTTGGGCAGAAATTGTCCTTGCAGCTTCTCTGCGAAGCGCTTGAATTGGATTACGACGATATAAAGGACAAGCTGCCCACGCCGGAAGATGACCCGACAGCGGCAGCAAAGACCGCGCTGGGGGGTATTCAGCCCGAAGGCAATGGTGATGTAGTTGAATAAGTGGGAAATTGAAGTGCAGAAATCCTTGCTTGACAGCGAGGAAGCCGCGATCAAAGAGCTTGAAGCGCAGTATGCACGGGCGCTGCGGGACATCAACGAGAAAGTCAAGGGCTTTCAGGCGGACATTGACCTGCTGGATGAAGCGTTGTCGCAGGACGGCTTGGATGACGCCACAAAGGCGCTGCTGCAATCGCAGAAGCGGTCAAAGGTTTATCAGCAGCAGTACCAGAAAGCCCTTCAGGGGCAGGTCAGCGGCATTCTGGACAAGCTCCACGGCGACAATTACGCCACGATTGAAGGCTATCTGAAGGGCTGCTACGATGACGGATACATCGGCACGATGTACGACATAGCAAAGCAGGGCGTTCCGGTCATTGCACCGATAGATCAGGCGGCGGCGGTCAAGGCGATTCTGACAGACAGCAAAGTCAGCAACGGGCTTTACAATGCGCTCGGCGTGGACGTTGCCAAGCTCAAAAAGACGATCACGCAGGAGATCAGCCGGGGCATTGCTTCTTCTCTCCCCTATCGTGACATTGCCCGGAACATCGGCAACGTGTCCGGCGCTCCGCTGTCAAGGGCAAAGACAATCGCCCGGACGGAAGGGCATAGAATACAGCAGACATCTTCCCGCGACGCGCAGTACGCCGCGAAAGCCAAGGGCGCGGACGTTGTGAAGCAATGGGACGCCGCGCTTGACGGGCGCACACGCGATTCCCACAGGCGCGTTGACGGCGAAATCCGAGAGCTGGACGAAAAGTTTTCCAACGGGCTGATGTATCCCGGCGATCCTTCCGGGGGCGCTGCCGAGGTTGTCAACTGCCGCTGCACGTCCAACACTCGGGCGCGGTGGGCGCTCGGTGAAGAAGAGCTGCAAACGCTGAAAGACCGCGCTGAATACTTCGGGCTTGACAAGACGAAAAACTTTGAAGAGTACAAGGAAAAGTATCTGAAGGCTGCAACGGATTCCGACAACACTTCAGGAAATGTCGCTTCGCAAGCGACCGCAGCAACCGGAGCTTCTGCTATTAAGAAAACAGGCATTGATAAACTTGACACGGCAAAGGTTTTGATTTCCCATACTGTTGATGATTGTTATAATACGACCAATCCGCTTTATTCAACAGGCAGACAATATCAAGTGAATTGTCAGCGGTGTGTTTCAGCGTATGAAGCGCGGAGAAGGGGCTATGATGTTGCGGCTTCAGAAGCCATTCTTAATGCCCCTGACACGCTGCCGTATATGTTGAATCCAAAAGGCTGGGCAAATGTATATAAAGACGGCATTGCAAGCCTTGAAACGCCAATCGGAAGCAGATCAACCGCAATTAAAAAGAGCATTGAATCAATGATGTCCGGTTACGGAGACGGTGCAAGGGCAATCGTTAGAGTGCAGTGGCAAGGCGGCGGCGGTCATGTTTTCATCGCCGAACAGGTCAACGGAGTTACACAGTTTATTGATCCGCAGACAAGCAAAAAGGACTGTTCCTATTATTTCAACGCTGGCATGATAAAACCGGCATCAACACGGCTGCTGCGAATTGATAATAAGGACTTTACAGACTTGATTGAACAGTGTATAATTCAAAATTAAGTTGAAAGGATTATATATTATGATTGATGTTGAAAGAGCTTGCGGGGTTGCTACGAAGCTTCGCAATGAACCGTATGTTGATGTTATAACCGACATTGGCAATGGGTTTGTCATTGGAACAATGTCGAAAGATGGCGAGGTGTCCGATGTTTCGCCGGTCTTTGTGAATAAGGCAGACGGAAAAACAGAAATCTTCTTTATTCCTGACAACTTTGAAAGAATGCAAAAAGGCAAACAGATTTCCGTCCCGTCAAAATATAGGTTCAATAACTAAGCACCATGCATCCGCACGGTGCTTTTTTCATGCCAATTTTCATTACAACGAAGGAGAAATAATTATGAAGCTTTTTATAAGTCAGCCTATGAAGGGCAAGACCAACGAGCAGATCATGCACGAGCGGGAACACGTTCTTTCCCTGTTCCCGAACGCTGATGTAATTGATTCGTTTTTCAAGGATGCTCCGGCAAAAGCATATCCGCTTTGGTATCTCGGAGAAAGCATTAAACTGCTCGGTGAAGCGGATGTTGTCTATTTCTGCAAGGATTGGCAGAAATACAATGGATGCACCATTGAGCATGAATGCGCTGTACGATACGGCAAGGAAATTGTTTACGAATGATTTAATCAAACAATTTTGCTGTTTTCTTTCATTAGAGCAAACAAAAGAACAAACAAGTTAAGTCAATTTAATTTATTTCGTAAAAAAGCAACTTCCCATTCCTGAAGTCCTGCGTTCCACGCGGGGGATTATTAGGGGCTGGCAGGTTGCTTTTAATATTTATGAAAGGTGGAAAAACCAATGAAGAGATGTTGGAAAAACTGGATCAAGGCGGCGGGTATCCGTGCGCTGAAAACCGTTGCGCAGACCGCCGTTGCAACCATCGGCACGACTGCTGTCATGTCGGAAGTAAACTGGCTCATGGTGGGCAGCGCGTCCCTGCTGGCTGGCGTCCTGTCGCTGCTGACTTCCCTTGCCGGTATCCCGGAAGAGTGTCCGGAAGAGGACGAAGGGACTGACGCCGAATGATGAACGGCATTGATGTTTCAGAACATCAGGGGGATTTCAATTTCGCTCCGTACAAGGACGGCTTTGTTATCATCCGTGGCGGTCGTGATACGACCGTGGACAAATGGGCAGAGCGCAACATTGAGAAATGCAATGCGCTCTCCATCCCGTGGGGGCTGTACTGGTATTCCTACGCCCTCAACGAGGAGCAGGCGCGGGAGGAAGCGGCGGCGTGTCTGCGCTTTCTGAACGGCAGAAAGCCCCGGCTCGGCATCTGGTTCGACATGGAGGACGCGGACGGCTACAAACAGCAGCACGGCTTTCCTTCCAATGAGACGATCACAGCAATGTGCAAGGTGTTCTGTGCGAAGATGCACAGCGCCGGGCATAAAACCGGCGTTTATGCGTCTTTGAGCTGGTTTGAAAGCAGGATCGGCGAAACCGGCTTCGACAAATGGATTGCCGCGTGGGGATGGAACGACGCCGTGCATTATCCAGATTTGAGCGGACAGTGTGTTCTTCATCAGTACCGGGGCGATCCTCTTGACCTCGACATTATGCACGTGCCGATCTCTTATTTTGACGGCGATGCACAGCCGGAAGCTACGCAGCAGCCGGACAAGACCGTGAATATCACGGCAATGGCACGGGATGTCATTGATGCCAAGTGGGGTAACGGCAAAGAGCGTTCCCGAAGGCTCGGCGAATGGTTCTATGAGCAGGTACAGGCAGAAGTCAACCGCATTCTCGGCGTGAAATAATGCAGATTAAAGCAGTTGTTCGGAAATTCCGAATAGCTGCTTTTTTCATTGCCCAGAACATGGCATTTAAACTGTTCGCCATTTTCCGGCGCACTTCCGGATTCAACAAAGTGCTTGTCTGCGGTGACACCGCGATTAAAAACAACGACAAAGGAAGGAAAACACAATGGAATTTCTGAAAGAGATTTTGGGCGAAGAGCTTTACAAGCAGCTTGAAACTGCGGTCAATGCCTACAACGGCAACGAAGCGAACAAGGACAAGCAGATCAAGCTTGCCAATCTTGGCGGCGGTGAGTATGTCGGAAAGGGCAAGTATGACGCCCTTCAGGCACAGCTTGACGGTAAGACCACGGAGCTTGACACCGCGAACGGCCTTATTGCCAAGCTGAAGAAAGGCACGAAAGACAATGAGGATTTGCAGGGCGAGATTACCGGCTATGAACAGCAGGTGCAGCAGCTTCAGGCAGAGCTTGAAAAGACGAAGCTTGAAAACGCGATCCAGCTTGCCCTTCGTGACGCAAAGGCGATCGATCCTAACTATATGGCGTTCAAGCTGCGTGAGAAGTACAAGCCGGAAGAGCTGACGCTTGACGAAAACGGAAAGGTCAAGGGCATGGATGACAAGCTGGCCGGACTGAAAACGCAGTTCCCGAATCAGTTTGAAAGTGCCGGGGCAAAGAAGGTCGTTGAAAACAAGCTGCCGGAAGGCAATCATGGCGATGAATCCGAGCCTAAAAATCTCGAAGACGCACTGAAAATGGCCTATGAGCCGAAAAAAGAATAATTAAGAAATGAGGTAAATTACTATGGCTATGACCCTTGCTGAAATGAAGGTCGGTATGTCCGACAAGGTTTCCAAGCAGATTGTTGATATTTTTCTGCGCGAATCCGAAATCCTTCAGATGCTTCCCTTTGACAACTGCGTTTCCCCGCAGGGCGGCAGCACTCTGACGTATAGCTACATCCAGAAGAAGCTTCCTTCCGTGGCGGCTTTCCGTGCGCTGAATGCGGAGTACACCGCGAATCAGGCGACCGTGGAGAAGAAAACCGCTGACCTGAAAATCTTCGGCGGCAAGTTCCAGATTGACCGTGTGCTGAAGGCGGCAGAAGGCCCGTATAACAACATGGCCTATCAGATTCGCGAAAAGGTGCTGGCCGCTATCAGCCTGTTCCATTACACGCTGGTCAACGGCAACGCTACCACTACGACCACCGAGTTTGACGGCCTTGACAAGATGCTTGCCGGTACGTCTACCGAGTACAACACCGGCACTGGCTCTGCTATCGACATCAGCACCATGACCAACCTGAAGAGCAATGCGGATCAGCTCTATGAGCAGATTCAGCTTCTCATCAAGAACACCGACGCTGACGCCCTGCTGATGAACAGCTCCATGATTGCCAAGATTCAGACTATGGCGCGTATTCTCGGCTACAAAACCGAGAGCGAAGAAGCTTTCGGCCGCAAGGTCACGTCTATGGATGGTGTGCGCTTCATGGATCTCGGCAAGCACTACACGGTTTCTGAAACCACCGTCACCGGCAACGACTGTGTGAAGGCGGGGATCAGCCGCAACATTGGTGCTTCCGATGCCGCCGTCACCGGCCTGACGGACATCTACGCCGTCAAGTTTGACGTCATGGACGGCTTCCACGCCGCTTCCCTGACCGGCAACGGCGCTATTCATCAGTATCTGCCCGATTTCAACGCGCCCGGCGCTGTGAAAGACGGTGAGGTTGAGATGGTCGCCGCGACTGTGCTGAAGAACACCGCCCACGCTGGCGTTCTTAGAAATATTAAAATCGCGTAAGAAAGGACGTGTAATAAAATGGCAGCAAAGAAAACGAAGAAAGTCACCGGCTATGAAATCAAGGTGGTTACCAATCCCAGTTTCTGCGGCATCGACGCTGGCGGCGTTCAGTTTTCCTACGGCAAAGCGCAGATTACGGAAGGCCGTATGGTCGAGTGGTTTCGTGAGCATGAAGGCTATGAAGTGACCGAAATCGCGGTCGAGGACGACGAAGCGCCCAATGCCCCGGAAGCGTAAGGCGGTGCGCGTATGTTAATGACCGTTGCCGAACTGCGGCAGTTTGTGACAACGGATGAAACGGATCAGGCGCTGGAAGCACGTCTTTCAGCGCTTGAACTGTTGATCCGGGCATATACCAATAACAACTTCCAGAAAAGAGCTTTCCGGGCGGTTGCCGTGGCTACATCTTCCGGTCATCAGCTTGTGACTGCGGTAAACAATCCCTTCAAAGCCGGGGACACGTTGCAGATTACGGAATCCGAGTTGAACGCCGGTCTTGTCAATGTCAGAACATCTTCCAACGGCGTCATTACCGTGAAAGAAGATCTGTATGACGAAAGCGGCGTTGTCATCACGAAGGTTGTCTATCCGATGGACGTTAAGCTGGGCGTTGCGAACATGGTCAAATGGCAGCTTGACAACGGCGACAAGGTAGGCGTTCAGTCAGAGACGATTTCCCGGCATTCTGTGACGTATTTCAACATGGACGGGGATAATTCCTCTATGGGCTTTCCGAAGTCTCTGACGGGCTTTCTGAAGCCCTATATGAAAGCCCGATTCGGACAGGGGTTGAGAGTATGAAAGGCATTGGCGGTAACATCACGGCGGTTATCCAGACGGCTACGACCGAACAGAACGCCATTGGCGAACAGGTCAAGACATGGGCAGACGCCCAAACGCTGAAAGGCTGGCTTGACCTAACTGCCGGGGACAGCAAATACTTGACCTACAATGCGAAGTTGCAGGAAAGCACGCACGTTTTCGTTGCTGACTATGTGGCGCTCGCGTCCGGCATCGCTGCGGAAAATTCCCGGATGGTTATCAACGGCAAAGTCTATGACGTGCTTCTGATTGACAATCCTATGGAGATGGGCGGCGGATCGCAGCTTGAAATCTATCTGAAGTTTACCGGGGGTCAGTAAAATGTCTGTACAGTTTCAGGACTTCAGCATTCAGGTCAAGGACGCGCTGGATGACAAGGCGCTTGCTTTTCTGGAAGAAGCCGCGTCCGAGGTTGAATCAGCCGCAAGGCGTAATTCCCGCGTTGACAGCGGACAGTTGAAAGGCTCGTGGAATCATCAAGTGAATGAATCCGCCAAAGAAGCCAAAATCGGAAGTCCGCTTGAAAATGCCATTTGGGAAGAGTTCGGCACGGGCGAATATGCCGCAGCCGGAGACGGCAGAAAAGGCGGCTGGTCGTATCAGGATGACGCCGGTGACTGGCATCATACCAAAGGCAAAAAGCCGAACCGGACGCTTCAGAGGGCTTTTGATAGCACAAAAGCCGCGATCATCCGCAGGGCGCAGGAAATCTTTAAGGAGCTGGGCAAATGACAACCAAACCGCTTGAAATCGTTTCTGCCGCCATGAAATCCCTTGATATTGCCTATGGCTTCGGCTCTTATGCCGGGAACACTGCCGGAAAGATCGTCTATCCCTATTTCGTGGGCGAGTACACAGAAAGCGCACCGCTGAACGAAGATGGACAGCAGACGGCAACCATCATGCTGACAGGCTTCCACCGGGGGACATGGGAAGAGCTTGAAACGGCAAAAGCAAAGATCGAAAACTATTTCAACAAGGTGTCTGGAAAAACGGTCATGGCTGACGATGGTTCAGCCGTGGCCATTTTTTACGATTCAGCCTTGATTATCCCGAAAGAGGACGCCGAGCTGAAGAGCGTCCAGATCAATCTATCTGTACAGGAATGGAGTGTGAACATATGATCGCAGGAAAACACGGCGTTACCGAGAATACGCCGAAAAATATCCCGTTCGGCGCTGGCACGATCCACAGGGGGCTAAAATATACTGCCGGTAGCGGCGGCAGCGGTGGAAGCTGGAACAAAGCGGAGTCCCTTGTCGGCGCGACAACGGGCGGCTCTAAGCTGTCCATTATCCCGGAGATCACCAACATTGATGTTGACGGCGTTCTTGTGAAGGCGAAGGGACTTGCCGCGAAAACCGGCGAGACCGCAAGCATTGAAATCAATTTCTCCGAGCTTACAAAGGACATCATCAAAGCGGCGACGTTCGGCGCGGAAGGCACTTCTACTGACGCCACTAACTTTGACGTCATCGAATCGAAGTCCAACATTGCCACTGGCGACTATTGGGAGAATATCGCCTTTTGGGGAAAAACGCTGGAAAATGAGGACATCGTTGTTATCCTTGACAACGCGCTTTGCACTTCCGGCTTTGAGCTTGAAGGGAAAAACAAGGAAGCCGCTATCCTGAAATGCACGTTTGAATGCTATGCCGATCTTGACGGCGAGCTGGACAAGCTGCCTTGGCACATTCACTATCCGCATAGAAACGCCTAAAACAACACATAAAGGCAGGGGTCTCCCCTGCCTTTTTCAACATCCTATAAAAATTCTGAAGGGGTTTTAACACATGACCGAAAAAACATACACGCTGCGCGGACTGACCGCCGAAGATGTTTTCCCGATGCTGAAGATTATTTCCGGGATCGGGCTGAAGGAATTCAAGGGCTGCCTTGAATCGGAAGAGCTGCGCACGGCAATTCGCGGCATGACCGCCGAAAAAGAAGATGGCGCAGAGGGCGCGGAGATCGACACCACAGCGCTGGGGCTGATGGTTGCGGTCGATGTTGCGTCCGTCATCATTGCCAACGTTCCGAAGTGCAAGGATGACATCTATCGGCTTCTTTCCGGACTGTCCGGCATGAGCAAGAAAGAGATTGCCGCGCTGCCGATGAACGTTTTCCTTTCGATGATCGTTGATGTGGTCAAGAAAGAGGAATTTAAGGATTTTTTCGGGGATGTTGCCGGGCTGTTTCGCTAAACGACATCCGGTTTATTGACCTACTGTTTCAGCGCTATTCAAGCCCGTTGATCCTGCTGGATCAGATGATAAAGACAGGACGGCTTGACGAATTCATTTCAGAGCTTGTGGACATCCGAAACGAAGAGCTTGAAGAAAAGGCAACGTGGGAATTTTGGCTGCACAAGGATTTTGAACGATCCTACGCCGAATGCCGCGATGCAATGAACCGTCAGCCACCGAAAACCGCAACGAAAGAAGAGCTTGCCGCCATTGTGAAGCACACAATGGAAATGGATTTTGTGCCACCTGACGCATAATGCAGCCCCTATCTGCCCTATTTCAATTAGGGGGATAGCAACATGGAACTTTTCAAGCTGCTCGGCACGATTGCCGTTGACAACGCACAGGCGAAAGAAGCCATTGACGATACCGCGAACAAAGCGGAAGCCGGAAGCAAGAAAACTGATTCGTCTTTTAAGAAGATCGGCGAATCTGCGCTGAAAATCGGAAAATCCGTGCTGACTGCCGGTGCTGCTTTGGGCGGCGCATGGATAGCAGCAATCGAAAGTTCCAGAGAATATAGAACCGAAATGGGCAAGCTGGACACGGCCTTTGTAACGAACGGACATTCTTCCGAAGCGGCAAAAAAGACGTATCAGGACTTGCAAGCCGTCCTTGGCGATACGGACGTATCGGTTGAAGCTGCAAACCATCTTGCCGTAATGACGGATAACGAAAAGGATTTGCAGACATGGACGGACATTTGCACCGGCGTCTTTGCTACGTTCGGGGACAGCTTGCCCATTGAGGGCTTGACAGAAGCGGCTAACGAGACCGCGAAAACCGGACAGCTTACAGGCGGCCTTGTCGATGCGCTGAACTGGGCAGGAATCGGAGAAGAAGAGTTTCAGGCAAAACTTGACGCTTGCAGCACCGAGCAGGAGCGCCAGAAGCTCATTATGGACACGCTGAACGGCACATATAAGAAAGCGTCCGAACAGTACAAAGAGACGAATAAAGACGTTATGGCAGCAAATAGAGCCAATGAAAAGCTATCGTCTGCCTTTGCCGAGCTTGGGCGCGTCGGCGAACCTATATTGACCGCTATCAAGAATAAGACCGCTGAAATGGTTGCCGCTGCTGTTCCCCTGCTCCAATCCTTTATAACGAAAATAAAGGACATGATTAAATGGTTCAAGCAGAACAAAAGCACCGTGCAGGCGTGGGCGGCGGGTATCCTTGCGGCAACGGTCACGGTTTCCGGGTTTGTCCTTGTGCTGAAGTGGGGAAGCATAATGAGCAAGGCCACGACCGCGCTGAAGCTTGTCACAGGCGGCGTGAAGGCGTTGAATCTGGCAATGAAGGCAAATATAATCGGGCTTATTGTCTCGCTTATTATCGGCCTTGTGGCGGCTTTCGTGTACCTTTGGAAAAACAACGAGGGCTTCCGCAACTTCTGGCTGAAGATGTGGGAGAAAATCAAGTCGGCAACATCGTCAGCGGTCGCGTGGATCAAAAGCAAGTTTGGCGATTTGAAAAGCGCTGTTTCCAAGGTGAAGAACACCTTCGGCAGCATTAAGGACGCCATTGCTGACAAGATCGAGGGAGCGCGGGACGCCGTAAAGAACGCCATTGACAAAATCAAGGGCTTCTTCCCTTTGAGTATCGGAAAGATTTTCAGCAACTTGAAAATCCCGAAGATCAGCGTGTCAGGCGGAAAAGCTCCTTTTGGCATCGCCGGAAAAGGCAAGCTTCCGAATTTTAATGTCAAGTGGAACGCCGAAGGCGGCATCCTTGACAAAGCAACAATCTTCGGGCGCGTTGGCGATACGCTGCTTGGCGGCGGGGAAGCTGGAAAAGAAGCTATAGCGCCCATTGATACGCTGCTGGATTATGTCCGGACTGCTGTCAGGGGTGAGAATGAGGGCGTCAGAAAGACGCTCATCGAGCAGACACAGCTTTTAATTGATTTCCTTGCACGGTCTATGCCGCATGGTGTACGGCTTGATTCCGGCGTCCTTGTCGGCGAGCTTACACCGGCAATAGATATGCAGCTTTCGGATAGATGGAATCATGCCCAGAGGGGCAACACACGATAGAAGGTCACGTTTCCGGTGACCTTCTTTTTTTCTACTTCACAGAAAGAAGGTGAAGGTCATTGGAATTATTTAAGATATTCGGCACAATTGCCATAAACAATGGAGAAGCGCACAAAGAGCTTGAAAACACGACGAAAAAATCCAAAGAAGCAAGCGAAAAGATAGGAAAATTCTTTGGTTCTGTTGCAAAAACTGTCGGCAAAGCGTCCCTTGCGGCAATCGGCGCAGCAGCAACCGGAATCGCCGCGCTTACAAAATCCGCCGTTGAAAACTATGCCGAATATGAACAGCTTGTCGGCGGCGTGGAAACGCTTTTCAAGGATAGCAGCGCGAAAGTCCTTGAATATGCAAACAACGCCTACAAGACCGCTGGACTGTCTGCCAATGACTACATGGAGACGGTCACAAGCTTTTCTGCGTCCCTGCTTCAGTCTTTGGGCGGTGACACGGAAAAAGCGGCAGAGATCGGCAACATGGCAGTCATTGATATGTCGGACAACGCAAACAAGATGGGTTCAAGCATGGAATCCATCCAGAACGCTTATGCCGGTTTTGCAAAGCAGAATTACACCATGCTGGACAACCTGAAGCTCGGCTATGGCGGCACGAAAGAGGAAATGCAGCGTCTGATTGACGATGCAAACGCCTTGAACGCTGCGCAGGGCAACATGACAAAATACAGCATAGACAGTTATGCCGACATTGTCAGCGCCATTCACGACGTCCAGACGGAAATGGGAATCACAGGCACAACGGCGCAAGAAGCGGCAACAACCATTCAGGGCAGTCTTGCATCCACAAAAGCCGCGTGGGATAACTGGCTGACCGGAACAGGCAGCATAGACGCGCTTGTTGGTACGGTCGTAAATTCTGCCGGACTTCTCGCAAAGGCAATCGGCGACATTTTGCCAAGCCTGACAACGGGCATTTCGCAGCTTGTCGCGCAGCTCGCGCCGGAAATCCCGCCGCTTATCAATCAGCTTTTGCCGAGCATCATTGACAGCATTGTCACGCTGATTGACAGCCTTGGCAGTCAGCTTCCGGCGATCCTTGCAACCATTTTGCCGGTCATCACGCAAACCGCGCCGCAGATCATTAACACGCTGATTACGGCGCTGATTTCGAGCTTGCCGGTTGTCGTTTCGTCTGCCGGTCAGCTTCTTATCGCATTGGCAACGGGCATTTCACAGAGCCTTCCGACGCTGATTCCGACAATCGTTGAAGTCGTTTTGCAGATCGTGACAACGCTGATTGAAAACATCGACCTGCTGATTGACGCGGCGGTTGACCTTATTACCGGGCTGGCTGAAGGTCTTATTGCAGCGCTGCCGATTCTGATTGCGCAAGCGCCGACGATCATTGCAAAGCTGGTGCAGGAACTGATTGCAGCCGCGCCGCAGCTTCTGTTGTCTGCGGCTGAAATCGTCGTGCAGATCGTTTCGGGCATCGCTGACAACCTTTTCGAGCTTGGCAAGTCTGCCGGTGAGATCATAACGACCATCGTTGAAGGCGTCGGAGAAATGTGGGGCAGCATTGTCAATGTCGGTCAGCAGGTCGTGGACAAGATCAAAGAGGGCATTTCCAACGCATGGCAGGGGCTGAAAAACTGGTTTAATGGTCTTTGGGACGGGCTTTTCAGCAACAGGAGTGTCAATGTCAACGTGACAAAAAACGGCTACGATCCAACAGGCGGCAATCCTTCTTTTGCTGCATCCGGCATTGATTATGTCCCTTACAACAGATTTCCGGCAATTCTGCACGAAGGCGAAGCTGTCCTGACGGCATCCGAAGCCGACGCATGGCGCAAGGGTAACGGCGGTGCAGGAAACGGCGTCACGATCAATCAGTACATCAACGCACCGGCACAGACGCCCGTTCAGCTTGCAAGCGCAACGGCGGCTTATTTCGAGCAAGCGAGGTGGGCAATTTGAATTTCAACAATCTTTCCAAGCTGTTCCGCTATGTCAGCGACAACGGCGACAGCATAACGTTTGACTATGCCGGGGGCTTTCTCATCAATAAGCCTTCCGGCATTGATACGCTGTCCATCAATCTGTCACAGGCGCAGGGCATTGACCAAGTCGGCGCGACGATCCAAAGCACCAACATTCAGCCGCGCCCGGTGACGATCACGGGCTATCTTGTCGGCGACGCGCAGACAGTAAACAAAGACAAGCTGCTTTCTGTCGTGCGCCCGGACATCGGCGGCAAGCTCTATGCCGATGACTATTATTTGTCCGTTTATCCAACGGCTACGCCGATCATTGAGCCGAAGCGACAGTTTGCACAGTTTCAGCTTTCGCTTCTGGCGGCGTATCCGTATTGGTGCAAGGATGATTCCGCAAGCGCCACGCTTTCCGGCGTTCAGAAGCTCTTTAGACTGCCGTGCAATTTTTCAAAGACGTACCGCTTTGGACAGCTCATGCAGACGCAGTTTATGAACGTTGCGAACCGTGGGCAAGTGCCTATTCCGTTCACGGCAACCTTTGTTGCCAAGGGCGAAGTCGAAAACCCGAAGATCACGAACGCCACGACCGGAAAATTCCTGCTTATCAAGAAAACGCTTGTCAGCGGTGAACGGCTTGTCGTTGAGATCACGCACGAAAGAACGTATGTCACGTCATCCGTGGACGGCGATTGCCGGGGCGCTCTGTCTCTGACAAGCAATCTGTTCCGGCTGGATGTCGGGGACAACGTTCTGAAGCCGGAAGCGGCGTCCGGGCTGGAAAACCTTCAGGTGGACGTTGACTTTGCAACGGAGATTGTGGGGATTGCGCTATGAGCCTTGAAATCTATCCTTCGGACTTCTCCACGCGCTACGAGCTGAAGCACGCGGTTTCCGTCCAGATGTCCGTTTACTACAACGACATTGGAAAGCTGACGCTTGTTGCGTCGGTAAATGACTATAACATCAAGGCGCTGCAAGTCGGCAATATGCTTTTCGACACGGAACGCGGTGTCACGTACATCATCGTAAACACGAAGCACGACACGGATGAAAACAGAATCACAGCGAACGGCTATACGGCAAACTGGCTGCTGAACAAACGATGCATTGCGTCCGAATACCACCTGACAACGCTGGAAACGGGCGTGTACGCGCTTATCAATGCGAACCTGCGGAATATGTCGCGGCTTGCAACGGCGGCTGCTACAGGGCTTACAGAAGCAACAGACGCGATCCTGAAAGGCGGTCAGCTTCTGGATGAGATCATGCCGTATCTGGAAGAAGCCGGGCTTGGTCAGAAAATGGTGTGGGATGCAGAGACGCTTTCCCACACCTTCAAGATTTACAAGGGCGCAGACCTGACGGATGGCATCCACGCGGTTGTCTTTTCCGAAGAGCAAGGCACAGCGCAGGAGCTTGTCATAAACGACGATGATTCCACGCTGAAAAACTTTGCCTATGCCACAGGTACGCTGAAAAACGATGTTGCCTTTGTGGAAGAGGTCGGCACGGCGACCGGCGACACGCGCCGCGAAGTGTGGCTTGATACCAATGTCCGGCAGGAAGATGACGAAAGTGCCGATGACTGCAAGGCACGGGCGAGAGCCTATGCGACAATGGAGCTGGGCAAGCGCATCCGGCGCAAGTCCTTTTCCGTTGCGATTGACAGCGCTGATCTCGGCGTTGCCTACAATCTCGGCGACATCGTTTCCTGCGTGTCCGTGCGCTTCGGCGTGTCCTTCAATGCCCGGATTACCGGTGTAAAGTATAAGATGGACGCAAACAGCACAAGCACGGAAATCATTTTGGGCGATCCAATATTAACTGCTTTAGGGGAGTTGAAATTAAATGGCTGAAATTAAGAGTTTCCCGAATAACCAAGACGAATACAGCGGCGCGGAAGATGTCATGCGCTGGCTGCACGGACGGACATCCGGCGTTTTTGCCGCGTCCGGGAATGCGGCGGTTGCCGCGCTTGCAACGCCGGAAATGTCTGTCACAGTCTCTGACGGTACGGGCTGGATGGCAAACGCAGCCGGTGACGGCGTCGTATGGTGGAACGACGAAGAGAGCGTCAACGGCGCAAAGCTGCTGCTTGCCATTGACGCAGCGGACGGCGTTCTGAATCGAATTGACCGCGTTATTGTGGAATGGAAAACCACAAACTATGTTGACCGCCCGGAAATCAAGATTCTGAAAGGCACGGCATCCAGCACGGCGGCAGCACCGGCGCTGACCAACAGCGGCACGAAACGGCAGATCAGCCTTGCGCAGATTTCTGTTGCAGCCGGTACAACGGCGATCACGGCAAGCATGATCACGGACGAACGCCTTGACGCTTCCGTCTGCGGTCTTGTGACCGATACGCTGTCCATCGACACCACCACGATTCAGGGGCAGTTTACGGCGCTTCTCGCATCCATACAGGCGGAGCTTGCGCAGCTCGAAGCCGGGACGGCGGTTGAGCTGAAAAAACTTCAGTTTATTAACACGGCTGTCCCCGTTGCTTCCTTCGTTGCAGATTCAACCTATGAAGATTTTCCGTATCGGGCGGCGGTGGCGCTTGCCGGCGTAACGTCCAGCACGATTCCCGAAGTCGTTTTTGGCGTTAAGGACGCCATGAGCGGAATTTTTGCGCCGTGCGCCGAAACCTACAACGGCGGCGTTTATCTTTATGCGTCGGAAGCGCCGGAAGCTGCAATCACAATTCCGACAATACTTTGCTGGAAGGGGAATTGAAAATGATAGGTAGAACAAATGTCGGCGGAGCTGGCGGCGGACGAAAAGTTGCAGTTACGATTTACGGCGGAGCGAATGAAGTTGTTTCTTATGCCGGAACAGAAACAGGAACAATAACTCTTTCGTCCAATGGAGAAGGTATAGTTGAACTGAAGAAAGGCGCGTACACCTTTACTGCTGGAATGTCGGGTATGGCTATTTCTAAGTCTATAAATGATACTACGACGACCGTTCGTCTTCGCCCGGATCATTATATATACTGGTACGGCGCTATCAATGGTGAAATTACGAAATATGATGGTTATGGTACGTTGACGTTTCAGGACAACACACTCACGTTCCAAGGCGGCTATCAGGATTGGGGCGCGTGTTCAAGCGATATTGATTGCTCACAGGATACCAAAGTATCGGCTAAATGTACTACGGCTGTTGGTGGTTCATACTGCGACTTGCTTTATTCCTCTTACAAGAACTATTCTGGGGGAGATGCTGAAGACCTAAAAGCAAATGCTACAGTTAGCTTGACGTATACCTACAATTCAGCCCGGAAGGCAAGGCTTGCCGTGTACGGCAATACGAATAAAATCGTAGTCACCGAATGGTATCTCGGCAATCGAGAAGCGGCTTAAGGGGGTAAAACATGAAAGGAATCACTTTTGGCACATTCCACAGCTACGATGATTTCAATCTGCTTTTGACATCGAAGGAAATTGCAGCCCCGAAGGTGAAAACGATTGAAATTGACGTTCCCGGTGCAGACGGGGCGCTTGACCTGACAGAGTTTTTCGGCGAACCGAAATACGAAAACGTCACGCACAAATTCAAGTTTTCAACGATAGTGCCACAAAGTGAATTTCTTAGCCTTTTTTCAACCATCAAAAACGCGATACACGGTAAAATGCAGCGGATCATCCTTGACGATGATCCGCTTTTTTACTATGTCGGGCGGTGCTTTGTTTCTTCTTTCACGAATGAAAAGAACATCGGCAAAATAAGCGTGGAGTGCGATTGCGAGCCGTACAAATACAAGCTTGCAAAAACCGTTGTCACGCAGACGGTAAACGGCGAAAGCGTGATTTCCCTGCCGAATCTCCGAAAGCGCGTTGTTCCGCTGGTAACGATCACAGCAGACAGCGCCCTGCATATCGTCTATGAAACATACAACATTTGGGACTTGGGCAGCGGCAGCTACACATTGCCGGAACTGGAACTGAAGGCCGGAAACAACAGCGTTTCCGTCACCGGAGAAGGAACCATTTCCTTTTCTTATCAGGAAGCGGGGCTGTGATTATGTACAGGGTATATTGTGACGGCGCGACGCTGTATAACAGCAGCCTTGAAAGCCTGAAAATTTTCAATCCGTCCTTGGAATTGGAGCTGAACAAGACCGGCAGCTTCTTATTCACAATTTATCCCGATCATCCACAATACAGCGCTATCCAAAAGCTACGGTCGATCATCACGGTTTATCAGGATGATTATTTAATCTTCCGTGGGCGCGTTCTTGACGATGAAATAGGCCGCTACAACGAAAAGCATGTGACCTGTGAGGGCGAGCTTGCTTTTCTGTTGGACAGCATCCAGCGCCCTTATGACTATTCCGGGACGGTTTCCGGCTTCCTGAATCTGCTGATAGATAACCATAATGCACAGGTGGAAGAATCAAAATGGTTCACGGTCGGGAATGTGACTGTCACCGATCCGAATGATTATATCGTCCGTTCCAATATTGACTATGTTGATACATGGACGGAAGTGCAAAAGAAGCTGATTGACCTGCTCGGCGGCTATATCGTCATCCGGCATGAAGGCTATATCAACTACATTGATTATCTGCAAGATTTCACGCTGCTTTCTCCGCAGAAGATCACCTTCGGAAAGAATCTTCTTGACCTGAAGCGGATCAGGAAGGGCGCGGACATTGCAACGGCGCTTTTTCCGCTTGGCGCAAAGCTGAAGGACGGTGAAGGCAAGGACACAGACAACCGCCTGACGGTTGCCGCCGTCAATGACGGCCTTGATTATATCGTCGATGAGGAAGCCGCCGACAGGTACGGCCTTATTTTTTCAACGCATACATGGGATGACGTGACCGAAGCGTCAAACCTTCTGGCAAAGGGACAAGCATACATTTCCGGCCTTGTCAACCAGCCGGAAACCATAGAGCTGACAGCGGCTGACCTTGCGACCGTTGACGCTTCCTTCAGCAGCTTCCACCTTGGAACATACGTCAAAGTGACAAGCGATCCGCACGGGATAGACCAGAATTTTCTTGTGACAAAGCTGTCTTTGAAACTGTTAGAGCCGGGCGCAAACAAGCTGACGCTCGGCGGCGCATTTGAGGGCATTTCCGGGGCGCTGGCGGGGGTTTCCAATGCGCAAGGGGAAATTATACTGCAAATAGAAAATGCGTCCAAAACGGCTTCTACGGCCATTTACAACGTGGAACAGAATTTGCTTGCATCCTTGCAGGTGTCCGAAGAAAACATCAAGTCAACCGTTGCGGAAAACTACTATCTGAAAGACGATACGGACGCTCTTGTTTCCTCTGTCAGTACGCAGATTGAGCAGACTAAGGAAAGCGTTGAAATTCAGTTCAACCAGTTCAGCGCCGACATCGAAGCGGTAGCGGCTGGTACGGATGCAGAGTTTGAAGAGATACGGAAGTATATCCGCTTTGTGGACGGCTCTATTCTGCTCGGACAGGTCGGAAATGAGCTTGAATTGAAAATTAGCAACGACCGGATTTCTTTTCTTCAGGACGCCGTTGAAGTGGCGTATTTCTCGGACAATAAGCTATACGTCACGGACGGGCATTTTATCCATTCGTTACAGCTCGGCGATTTCGCTTTCATTCCCCGCGCAAACGGCAACCTGTCATTCAAAAAGCTATCGCTTTAGGGGGCGCTGGTATGGCTAAATCAGGAACGATAACAAAGGCGATCCGGACAGGCTATCAGATGAAAATCGTCTGGACGGTTGGCAGTCAGTCTGCGGCAAACAACACTTCCAGCGTAACGGTCAAGGTGCAGCTTGTGTCAACCGGCGCAAGCTATACCATCAACAGCAGCGCGAGCAAGAGCGGAAGCCTGACGATCAACGGCACAAAATACACGTTCTCCTTCTCCGCTTCCCTGTCCGGCAATCAGACAAAGACGCTGTTCACAAAGACCGTCACCGTGGCGCATAGCGCGGACGGAAGCAAGACTTGTTCTTTCGCGTCCACCATCGGCATCAAGGTCACGCTTGGCGGCACATATTACGGGGACGTTACGGCATCCGGCAGCGGCACATTCGACACGATCCCACGCGCCACGACGCCCACGCTGTCAGCAAGCAGCGTCAACATGGGATCAAGTATCACAATCAATATGCCGAGGGCATCCAGCGCCTTTACACACACGCTGACATATAAGTTCGGCAACGCAACCGGCACGATTGGCAGCGGCCTTGGCACAAGCAAGGCTTGGGACGTTCCCCTTTCCTTTGCAAGTCAGATTCCGTCCGGCACGTCCGGCACATGTACAATCACCTGCAAGACCTACAACGGAAATACGCTGATAGGCACAAAGACGGTATCATTCAAGGCAAATGTCCCGGCTGCTGTTGTCCCGACAATTTCAACCGTTTCCATTACGGAAACAGTTTCCGGGCTTGCGGTGCAGTTCGGCGCTTTTGTGCAAGGAAAGTCCAAGGTCAAGATCGGCATTGTGGCGGCGGGTGCTTACGGCTCTATCATTAAGGCATACAAAACGACCGTTGACGGAAAGAGCTACACCGGCGCAGCGCCCGTAACCGGTACGCTGTCCAGCGGCACGAAATCCGTCACGATCACCGTTACAGACAGCCGTGGACGCATGGCAAAGGCCACAAAGACGCTGACGGTTATTGCCTATGCTGCGCCTGTCATCCGTGGAATATCCGCTGTGCGATGCTTGGCAGACGGCACGGAAAACTATGACGGCACACACGGCAAAATTGGCTTCGGCTTCAATATCTCCCCGGTTTCCAGCCAAAACACAAGCAAGTATACGCTGGAATACAAGGCGCGGGCTTCCAGCGAGTGGATAAAGCTGAAGGATGGCACGGGGTACACGCTATCGACCACGCTGATAACCGCCGCCGATCTGAATGTTGATTCTGCCTATGACGTGCGCCTGACCGTCAAGGACTACTTCACCACAGTCACAAAAACCGTGGAGATTCCCACGGCGTTCACGCTGCTGGACTTCAATGCTTCCGGTCGGGCAATGGCCTTCGGCAAGGTGTCAGAGCTTACGGAAGGTATAGAATTTGGCCTTCCTGTCATCTTCCGCAATGGCTACGATGTAACCGGAAATCCCGGCTGGATAACGGCAAAGCTGACAAGCGACTTTGAGACATACGCCGCAAACGCCGGAAACACATTGCGATATAAGAAAATCGGCGGCGTTGTCTATTTGAAGGGCGTTGTCACGCCGAAGGCAACCTTGACGGGCGGCACGGATAACGTGACCATTACGACGCTTCCCGAAGGATACAGACCGGAAGCGCAGGGCAATTTCATTTGTCAGGGCAGCGGTACGGCAATTTGGCTTTGCACCGTTACTGCTGCGGGGCTGGTACGCTTTGCCCGGTATAGAAACGGCTCTGCATGGGCTGACGCGCCGAATAATACATGGTTGCCAATAGATATATCGTTCATCATATGAAAAGGGGAAGGCGCGAGCCTTCCCCTTCTTTTTATTTCAGAAATAGTTTGTATGTGTTTCCGCTTTTTTCACGGCGTATTCTATGTGACTTTTCAGCAGAGTACAGTTTTTCTTGAATGTAGCTTTTGGCAATCGGGTCAAACATCTTGTAAACATCTTTTTGAAGCACGCCGGGATTTTCCTTTATAATCTTCAGCAATTCTCTTTCAAGTTTAGGGAGAATATTTGCTTCAAAGTCTTGCTTCGCTTCATATTCTATTTTAAGCGCGTCAATGTTTTCTCTCATGTTGTCCAATTCTTTTGACCAACGATCAAGAAATTCATCTGTGAATAGTTCGTCGCGCCAATAATTAAAACACTCGCCCTTTTTCTCAAGCAGTTTCTTTGTTCTGTTCATGTAGCTTACAAACGCTTCTAAGGCGGCAAAATGAGCGAGCGGGGAATCAAAACGGCTATCACGCCACGCAGACCACATCTTTTGATATTGGGCTTCATATCGCTTGATTTCTTTTTCGTGTACTCTGCGCCAGCCCCAAGGCAAGCCGCCTTCAGGCGTTAAATGGTCTTGATCTTCTTCAGGCTCTGCAAGCTTCGACACAAAGCGCAATACATCTTTCTCGCTTGCTGTTGGGTTTTGGTTCTTATACCATGCAATTACGCTGTTCATATCCAGCGGATTAAAATCATCTGTTTCTTCGCGCTTTACCTGCTCTGGTTTCTTCTTTTTGAAAATATCAAATAAGCCCATAGCATTTACCTCATTATGTGCGCTTCATCCGTTTTCCTTGATTCTTCGGGATCACTTCACGGTAAAATTCATCTACTGCGGACTGCGCTGCAACAAAGTTCGGGAAAAGATATGCGTCATCGCCGAGGACAATTTTCCAGCCCCTATTTTCCACATGCTCAAACTTGAAGCCTTTGTATGTGGTTTCTTTGACCTCAATAATCATACAGCTTTCCCCTGTTGCTGTTATCTGAAATTTGACAATATTCTACATTGTCAAATGGCAAAAAACAAGAGCAAAAATAAAAAAGGAACGGCAGCAAGACCGTTCCCATTAAAGGCAATCAACAATTCAGCTTTTCTTCCATCTGCTCCCGTGATATAATCCCCAGACAATAGAGTTCCAAGAGCGATTCAACATACACCGCTTTCCTCTCTTTGTATTCCTCTTCGGTTATCATTCCAGCGACTAACAGCTTTTCAAGCAATCCCAGCGTTTTCAATGGTTTCAGCTCCTTGTTTTGATTATATCCATCAGTCATGCGCGGTTGAATGTGCGCACAACTGATGGAAATGGACAGC